TGCCGTTCATTACCTGAGCAACGAGGGCGCTCGAGGCGTCGCCGAACAAAGCGTGCGCGTCGTTCAAGGCCGCGTAGCTGATGCCTGCGGTTCCCGAAACGTCGTTTGTTGCTCCGACTACGTTGCTGATCGCTGCAACGGCAGCGGCGATGCCGCTGTTCAGCTGGTCAGCCATGATCGCCTGGGCGAGCTGCTCGCTGATCACGGCGATCGCTTCGGCTTCGTTCTTCTGCATCCAGGTCATCTGGCCAGGCTCGAACACAATCGGGCCAAAACCACCGGCCACTTTCACGCTGTTTTCCTGCAGCTGCGCCAGGGCGGTTGCTGCTGCGCTGGCTTGCGCGGCGTAGCGATCCACGCGGCGTTGTGCCGTGTAGAGGGCGCTGTAAAAGCTGGTCTGGAAGAAATCGCCGTCGAACCCCAGCATGGTCAGGGCGATTGCGCCGTTGGAGGCTGCGTTGAATTTGTCGACGGCTTGCGCCAACATCTCCGCGGTTTGCTCCATCAGGTATTGGTTAAAGACTTTCATGTTGGCGAGGGCCATGGTGGTTCTCCTTACAAATTATACTTTTTCGCGATATGCGCGATTCGCTCGGCTTTAGTGCCAGTTGGGTTGCCTTGTGCGGCTCTGCCGGATGATCCGCTTCCGCTGGCCCCGCCGCCGGTCGCGCCCGTTCCGTCGATGAGGAATGGGTATTTCTCTGCCAAATACTCTAGCACCTTCGCCTTGTCAACCACAACGCCGCCGATTTCAAAAACGACACCGGCTTCCGTGTGCTTCGCCATCGCTTCAGCTTGCGCCGCCAGCAATGCTCCGCGCGCTGAATCTCGCGTCAATTCCGCGGCGAGCGCGGTGGTGGCGATCTGGATTTCCTGGCGCTGGACCTTGGTTTGAAAGGTGGCGTACTGCTCGGCAAGTTCTCGCTTCGCTGCTTGCTCTTTTTCGTACAGGTTTTTGAACTCGCCTTTTTCCTTCGCGCGTTCGTCAGCCTCGCGCGCTTGGGCTTCCTCGAGTTCGCGGGCTTTTTGCTTGGCGCTCTTTGATTCGCCCAGCAGTTCATCGACCTTGGCCTTTAAGCCTGCAGTTGTTTCGTTCAGATTGGCGTCCATTTCCTCAGCGGTGAACGCTTCAATTTCGGTGCCGTCTTCTAGTTTAAATTTAGCCATCACTTATCCCCCGCAATCTTGGATCGCAACTCGTACCCCATCAGTGGCCAGATTTTTTGCTCTGCGTTTTGGCGTGCGATCTTGCGGCCAATCTCAGCGTCGAAGTTCTCAGGCGATGCACAGGCCGACTCGCCGGTAACAGTGAAGCCGTTTTGCAGAACTAGAACACAGAAGGTCAGAAGTCCAAGCGATACGTGTGTCGCTTCGCTCGGCGTGCCGCCGACAGGGTGAACATCGCCACCTGCTCGATACGCACCGACCACACCGTCAGCTGCGGTGAAGTAATGCTCACTGCGAATGTTATCTTGCACGTCCTGCGGCGTGATGCGTGGCGCAGTTAAGCCTTTTTCCTGAATTTCTTTTTCAATGGATTGATCATTCATATCATGCACCCCGTGCGTCGTTTATGCCCAGCTATGCCGGACGTTTAATTAAAGGACGGCTCAGCCGTCCAGAACTTCACTTGCAACTTCTTCATCAATCACTTCATCTGTGCGCTCAGGATCAATGCCAATGCGGCCAGAGCGGATCATCTGGCGCACGTCATAGCGGGCAACCACACCCAGCGTCTTAGCCTGCAGGATTGCACTCAGGTCTTGCGGGCTAAGGCCAGCCTCGAAGAAGTCAGTGCTAAGGCGATACTCAATACCATCAACAGGCAGTCCCATGAAACGAGCCATGTCTTCAAGTGCGGCTTCCATATCTTCGCTCAGGTCGTTGGTCAGCATATCCAGCACTGATGCCTCAGCACCGGCCCGCATTCGTGCAGCCTCAGCGGTTTCAGCTTGGCCGCCACGGATAATCAGCTGAGCGCCGAGCATTACCATCTCGTTTTCTTTGTCGAGTTTGGCCTGCCGGATCAGGTTATTTTCCGCAGCCTGCACCAGCTCAATTCCGCCGCCTTTGGTGACTACGCCTTTGCGGCTGCCGAACTCGATGCCTGCCGGGTTAAGCTCCATCCATTCCGTCGCGCTGGTTTCGCCAGTATCAACATGCACCATCGGCTGACCAACCACATACGCAGCATCTTCCAGATCGGCAATGTTGCGATAATGCGCCACATTCACGCGGGCAATATCGTAAAGCGGAGGCGTTTCCAGCTGGCGAACACCGTGCAGCGGGATATGGTCAAACGGCATACCGCCGGCCATGCGCGGGGCGAACTCGGGAGTAATTATTTCGCCGGCATCGTCATAAACAGTCTGAGTATAGAAACCATCACGCAGCCGCAGCACGCGGTACTGCCAGTCATAATCGTGACCGAACTCGTCTGCGCTGTTGTTGACCTGCTCGCGCAATACCGCCAGCACCAGTTTTGACGTACCGGCGACGTTATCAAACCGCCAGTTGATAAGCGCCTCTGCTGAGTATTGAGCGACAACAGGGCGAAGGCCAAGCATTGCCTCTGTCTCTGCGTCTATACCTTCACTGGCTGACGGATAGTCAACAAGGAACAAATGACGGCGCGTTTCGAGCATCCCCTTCATGGCATCCTTGGCCAGCTGTTCGGCGCTGTTACCAGCACCGTCCATGTTCTCCAGCAACGCTTCAAGCTTGGCAGGTAATACATGCTCAGGCGACTTGCGGAACACCATGCCGATCATGGCGTTTTCTGTGCGACCCGTGACACCGACAAAATAGGCACGGGCTTTGTACTGTTCGTAACGCTCAGTGTCAGTGGCGCGGAATGGCGCGGGCAGATAGGTATCATCTCGCTTAATGGCAGGATCGCCGCGCGTTGCATCGCGGGTCAGCTTCCATTGCGGGGCGTATAAACTGTACTCAGGGTGTACCGTAGTGACTGGCATGTTAAAAGCCTAAAGTTTTCCTCAGTACAGTTTAAAGGAAATAGCGGGGAGGTCAACAACGCGTTTAATCATCGGCGCAAGCGAGTATCTGATGGCGTCGATCACGTGGTTATTTGCATCAACAATCTGAGGCAGAATGTCGCCGGTCAGGCGGTCTACCTTGTACGAATAAAGCAGGAACTCATCTATAGCATCACGGCAGCGCGGGTGAATCACAATCTCGTCAAACGCCCGCATGAACTGAATACCGTCCTCAACGCTGCCTTTCCACTTGTCTACGCCCTCAATGCGCGGCAGGCCGTGGCGTTTCAGGTAGCTGATTGATTCTGGTCGTGCTGAGTCTGCGCGGCTGGCGTAGGCTTCAATGCCCGGAACTCTTGCCTTCAGGTACTCGGCTGTTTCGTCAAGCTCTAAGCCAACCTTAGCGGCGTCGTATTCAATGTAGAGTTTGCGGTCATGCACCCAGCTCTTCACGCCGGTGGTAGGGTCTTGTGAGAACCCCCAGTCTACCCCAAAATATGGACCGTCCCAGTCTGTGCTTGGGGTGAACTCGTCAATGCGATACTTGTCACGGAACACCTGTGCTGCTGAGTGATGCAGGTACGCGCCTTCCCAAATGTGGGCGTATGTTGCAGGGTCAAGTACGCGCTGTTGGTGCTGGCGCTGCTCATCCAGTACAGAGGGAAACCACGGGTTGTCCGAGTAGGACAGCTCGACAATAGCAGCGCGTGGCGGGCTGTTTTTCCTGAAACGGTTATCGACGGGGCTGCCGTCTTTCTTCGGGTTCCACACTGCCCATATTTCCGAACCCTCGGCGCGGATTGTAGGCTCCAGGTCTTGCCAGCTCATCTCTGGCACGTCCTCAGCTTCTTCAATGATGCACAGATCAATCTGAGCCATCGACTTGATTGCACTCATGTTGTGCCGCAGGCCGCGAAAGATGAACTCGGTGCCGTTCTTTCCCCGGATGTAATCAATGCCCACGTCATAATGGGCTGCCAGCCACGGCGTTGAGGCGATGGCGTTCTTAACCTCAGCGTGGAACGATTCCTTAATGCTAACCTGCAATTCGCGGGTGCAGAGAATCCGCAGCTTTTCCGCATACCCCCACACGGCTGCCATTAGCGCGAAGCTGAACGACTTACCCGAACCACGCCCCCCGTATGCGCCACGGTAGCGGAGCTGGCCACGCGCCGGGGTGAATACGGGGACGAGTTTGGGAGGGAGGGTTATTGTTGCTTCGGTCAATCCGGCGTCCCCAGTGTGAGAATATCAGTCAGCGCGGATGCCCTGGCCTTTGCCAGTTGATAAACTTCCTTGTATTCCATATTGGCCCGGACGCCATCACGAATGGCAAGGTCAACAATGGTTTCCACTGCGGCCAATTTCTTTACCTGGTCAGGGCTTAGCGTATCGCGCTGCCCCGCCTGAATGCCCAGCAAGTCATTGGTCATTTTCGTGACGTTCGTGTAATACCGCTCTGCCGATTTACTACCTTTGGCGCTTGCATAATCAACAAGCAGTTTGATGCTGTCGGTTTCAAGCCGGCGCACCTTCTTGCCTTCGATTCTTGCGGCGTCATGCTCAGCCAGTGCTGCCCGCGCATCCCTGAACGATTTAACCAGCGCCAGCTTCGCTGCAACAACCCGGTCGTTGTTCCGCATCAGGGTTAGCAGGAAGTAACACTGATCTTCTGTCAGTAGGCAGAAGCGTGTGGCTTTCGCAAACCCACCATGCTCAAGAGCCGTACCCTTTTCCGTTTCAAACGGAAGTCGGCCAAGCTCCAGAAGCTCTGCTGCGTACTTGTCGATGTTTTCAAGAATCGTGCGGTGGCGATGGTCAAGGAATGACGCCAGAAGGCGGGAATCGGTGCGGAGTTCGTTCTTAATGCGGATGATTTCTAAGTCTTGCATAGCATTCCCCTTACAGGATAGTCGGTGCCACAAATGGCGGTGGCGGCTTTATGCCGTCAGTTAATTATAACCTAATCCATATCAGGCGCAACGATGCGGATCGTAGTCGGCCCGAGCGAACCGTCACTGCTAGTGTGGTCAATAACCTGCTTATCCCAGCCGTGCATTGCATTCAGCGCCTTAACGGCCTGTACACGGTCGCTTGGCTTTGCCTCTGGGTCATTACCCTTGGCAATCTTAGCAAGCACCAGAACGCTGTCTGTGCGCTTCCAGATGCTAATTTCTGACAGGGCTTGGCGCAGCTCGGCAACCCTTACCGAAACCTTACCGTCAGCCATCAGCTCTGAGGCTTTGACGTGAACGCTTTCAGGCTTTGCAGTTGAGTTGTAAGCCTCTCGGTATGCGTCTGACTGGCTCATGCCATCAGCAACCAGATGCGCAAACTTCTCCTGCTTCGGCGTCAATCTCATACTGCCACCCCACTATCAAGCACGGCGATTATTGCTGCTTCTATTTCTGACAGCTCCCACTCAACTTCTTCGCGCGCTGCCCTTAGCTCCGCTGCCCTTAGCTCCGCTGCCCTTAGCGCAGCAGTCGAAACAATATACCCTCCGCCAAATATTTTCTTGCCTGCGACCCGCTGACTATCAAGCGCCGACACTGTTCCAAATGCCTCACAATGCTTAACCGAGAACTCAACGGCTGATATTTTTGACAGTCTCGCCGATGAAATGACGTTTGCTGGATATACATAACTCGGTAACTGAGGTGATTTTTCTATATCTTGCGCTTCTTTAATTGCGGCTTTTAACTCAGGGGCGCTGCGTACCTTGCTCACCGCGTCGAGCGACGTTATGAAGTTTGTTTGAACCTTTGCGCCGTTTGCATATTCAATGTTAGACGCTGTGATAATTGACGTTTTTGCGTTAGCGTTGAATGTTGTCAGCGCCGGCGCAAA